CGACTATGGTTTAGATATGTTATGTTGCCTATGGGTTGCAATTGATCCAAAAGGTAATGAATATGTCTATAAAGAGTTATACGAACCTAACTTAATTGTATCTAAAGCAGCAGCTCGTATTCTAGAAGTAAATGGTGATGACAAAATAAAATTCACGTATGCACCACCTGACTTATGGAATAGACGAAACGATACAGGAAAGAGTGCCTGTGATATATTTCGTGAGAACGGAGTTATATTAAGGCGTAGTGCTAACAATCGTGTACAAGGTTGGTATGCAGTAGCCGAACACATAAAAGTATTTGAGGCAACTGATGAACAAACAGGAGAGACTTATATAACATCTAAGTTAAAATTCTTCAATACTTGTATAAACATTATCAGAACCTTGCCTATTGTACAGCACGATGAAAAGAACGCTAATGATGTAGCAAAAGAACCACACGAGTTTACACATGCACCAGACGCATTAAGAGGTTTCTGTATTGAACGAACAAGAGCAACTAAGATAATGACAGATGATGAACTTAGGTTCTTAGAAAGCCAAAATGCTAGACGAAAAGAAGGAATACTTGGAATAGCAGGGGCAGTAGCAACTCGTGGCTATATGAGTTATGGAGGGTAAATGGAAATTTTAATAATAGTATTAATGTTAATTATGATAGCTATAAACTGTTATACGATATACAACGCTAGGCAATACAATACAAAGCAAACAGAAAAACAAGAAAAACCTGAGCTATCACAAGCAGAAAAAGATAAACAAAAGCGTCTTAGAGAGGCGTTTGAAAGTTTAATGAACTATGATGAAAGCATAGCTCGTAGTAGAAAGTAGGTGTCTAGATGAAAGAAAAAGAAGAAAAATCAAATATTGAAAAAGATTGGGCACTATATGAATCGGGAATACGTTATAATAACGCATTATATGGTAGTGATAAGAACTACTATGAAACAATAGACGCAAATATAGCTTTTGCAAATGGAGATCAATGGAGAAATGTAGTTGCTGATGGTTTGCCTAAACCAGTATTTAACATAATAAAACGTGTTAAACAATTTAAAATTGCTAGTTTAAAGACTGATAACATAGCAATATCAATTAGTCCAATGGAATATAGACCTCAAAGTCTAGAACCAACTATGCAACAAAAGGTAAAGGATACAGACTTAGCAAACGCAGAAATAAAAAACATATTAGAAAATATTAATTTTGACGCATTATCTCGTCAACTCTTAGGAGATGGGTTTGATACAGGAGATTGGTGCTTACATTGGTATTTTGATTTTGATGAACAACCATATAAACAAACAAACCCTGATGTAAGAGGGATAATCAAAGCTGAAATAATAGACGCAACTAATGTAATGTTTGGTAACCCTAACACAAGAAAAGTTGAGAAACAACCATATATCTTAGTTATAGGGCGTGATTTAGTTAAGAATTTGCGTGAAGAATATAAAAAGTACAATAGTGATGATGGTTGGGCATATATCGAAGCTGATGATGATACACAACATCAAATGGGGGACAATGGTAAGGTTGAAGTAAACGCAGATGGATATAGCAAAGCGTTATATGTTATCAAATACTTTAAGAAAGATGGCAAGGTATTTGCTCATAAATTTGTACAAAATAGATATATTTACGAAGACAAAGATACTGGACTAGATTATTATCCAATAGCATTTAATAACTGGGAACCAGTTAAAGGATCATATCATGGTAGAGCAGAGACAACTGGAATAATACCTAACCAAATAGCAATAAATAAAATGTTTGCTATGGTTATATACCATTTAATGTTAACTGCTTTCCCAACTGCTGTATATGACGCAGATCGAATTGAGAACTGGACAAATGAAATAGGTGCACAAATACCTATTACAAACTTAAATGGAGACAATATTAAGAGTGTAGCTGGTTACTTAGAACCTGCAACTATGTCTAGTCAGATAATGAACGCTATTGAATTAGCTATGCAATATACAAAAGAAACGTTAGGAGTTGGAGACGTCTCACTAGGAAACGTAACAATGAATAACGCAACTGCAATTATAGCAATTCAAAAGAGTGCAGCAGTACCACTAGAAAACGTAAAGGCAGCATATTATGAATTTGTAGAAGATTGTGGAAGAATAATGATTGATATGATGGCAACATACTATGGAATAAGACCAGTAGTAGTTGAAACTGATTTAGGAAGACAAGCTGAAGAATTTGACTTTAGTAAGTTAAAAGGTATGTGGTTACATATTAAGACAGACGTAGGTAGTGCTTCATATTTTAGTGAAATAGCAAGTCTACAAACATTAGATAACTTACTAAACAATGGTTTAATAGAATTTGTAGAATACTTAAAGAGAGTACCTGATGAACTAATACCTCAAAAACAAGAACTAATAGGTGCTATTGAATCTAAAGATATGTATAAGACAGCAATATATAACTTAATGGGACAATTTATTGATACACTACCACCTGAGCAAAGAGCCAACTTAATGCAACTAAACCCTGAGCAAATGGAACAAACAGTTCTAGAAATGATGGGGGCACTTGATAACGGTACTATGGGTATGGGACAAGTACAAGATATGGAAGCGTTAACAATGGACGATAATGGTTTTAGACAAATAGTAGAACCTGATGTAACAGTAGGTAGAAATGATGTCGAAGCTATGAATAAAGTAGATCAAATTGGTGGACTACAATAATTAGATACGCAACATAGGGAAGTAATTTTTACTTCCTTTTATTGTGCACCTAATTGCACACACATAAACCAATGTGGAGAGGAGAATTATTTTAAATGGAAAACGAAGTTGAAAACAACACACCAGTTGTCGATACAGAAGTATCCGATGACGATTTCTTTGGAGAAGTTGATAATCAAGTTATTAACGAAACGGGAGATCAAACCGAATCAAAAGATGAGAAAGAATCAGAAAGTAGTACACCAAACGAAACTGATGAAAGCAAATCAGAAGATACGGACGTGGACTATAAACCACTACTAGAGGCACTATCAAAGAAAGTTAAGTACAATGGTGAGTCAGTAAACATAGAAAATATTGAAGACCTTGTAACTAACTATCAAAAAGGACTTAACTATGACAAAAAGCAAGAACAATACGAGAACTTGCAAAATAGTAAAGTAGAACAATATGTCTCTAAAAAAGCAAAGGAATTAGGTATGAGTGTCGATGAATATATCGACCAGGTTGAGAATTACGAAAGACAGCAAGAGAAAGAAAAAGAAAAAGCTCGTCTTGAAGAAATGATTAACAATGGAGTACCTGAAGACGTTGCAAAAGAAGTAATTGCAACAAGCCAATTAAGGAAACAGTTGCAAGAAAAGGAAAATCAATTAAAGGAACAAGAGGAAAAGCAGAAAGCCGAAAACGACAAGAATAAACAATATGCCGATTTCGTAGAAGCCTTCCCTAATGTTAAACCTGAGGATATTCCTAAAGAAGTATTTGAAAAGGCACAATCAAGTAACTTGGTTGCTGCATACAAAGATTGGTTGATAAAAGATTTAGAAACCAAACTACAAATCAAAGAGCAAAACGAAAAGAACGCAAAGAGTTCTATTGGGAGTGTTACTGAAACAGGACAAACCAAAAAACAAGAACCCGTTGATATGTTTCTCGAAGGTTTTGACTCGAATTAAAAATTTATTTAATAAGAGGAGGAAATAACAATGGCAGTAAATTTAGCCGAGAAATATGCTTCAAAGGTTGATGAGCGTTTTAAATTAAAATCATTAACTGAAGCATTTATTAACAGAGATTACACTTGGGAAGGTGTTAAAACTATCCACGTATATTCAATACCAACAGTAGCATTAAATGACTACAACAGAGCAGCTTCTAGTAACAGATATGGATCACCTGCTGAACTAGAAGACACAGTAGCAGATTATCAATTATCACAAGATAAAGGGTTTACTTTCATAATCGACAAAGGAAACAATGTTGACTCTATGAACGTTAGAGGTGCAGGTAAAGCTCTACAAAGAGAAATTGATGAAGTTATCGTACCTACAAAGGACGCATATCGTTTAAGAAAAATTGCACAAGGTGCAGTAGGAAATGGTGGTTATGCAAGTGCAAGTGTTAATGCTTCTAATGCATACGCTAAGTTCTTAGATGGACAAAAATATCTAGATAACAATAAAGTACCACTAGCAGGACGTGTAGCTGCTGTAAGTGCAACTTTCTATACTTATTTAAAACAAGACAGTACATTTATTAAATCAGGAGACATGTCTCAAAAGATGTTAGTAAATGGACAAGTTGGAGAAATTGACGGAGTTAAAATCGTTAAAGTACCTGACAGTTATCTACCAACTAACTGTGCATTTATCATCACTCACCCTAGTGTAACAGTAGCAGCAGACAAATTAGCTGATTACAAAGTACATGATAACCCACCTGGAATTAACGGAAACTTAGTTGAAGGACGTGTTTATTATGACGCATTTGTATTAGACGCTAAGAAAAAAGGTTGCTATGCACACTTCACAAGTGGATCAATGTAGGATATAAATCAAAGGAGTTTTTCCTTTGATATAAAGGGGTTACATAAGTAACCCTTTGATATGAGAGGAGAGATTAAATGAAAGCGATTGAAGTATTTACACAAGCGATGGCTATGATTGATGAAATATCAGATACAGGAGAATTAGATACAACATCAACAGCCGATTACAAAGCAAGAACTCCTTATATACTAACATCATTACAAAACGAGATAATTGGTGTAGAAAATAGATTCAGACCATACTCACAATATATAAGACCAGTACCAATAACTGATTTAGATAATCAAGATGTACAGGTTGATGATATACAAGCAAACACTTTATTAGTATATGGTTTGGCAGCAAAGCTAATGAGTGATGAAAATAAACCACTAGCAAACTATATGCAACAAGAATACGAGCGTTTAAGTGGAATATTCTTAAAACCTAAACCAGTATCACCAAACTCTAGAGAAGATAAATATGACGCTTCTCTATCATTTTAGGAGGTGCTTATGAGTACAATACCAACAAATCAAGATATAGCACCATTTGTAATAAAGAAGTTTCTAGGTTTAAATCTAACCAATACAGGAGATACACAGCTTCTAGATGGTGAATCAGGAAATATGATTAACTTCGTAATAACTGATGATTATAAACTAAGAAAATGTGATGGATACAAAATGGTTTATGATTTTGAAGAACAAATAAAAGGTACGTATACTTTCAATACAGGAAGTGAAACATACCTATTAATAGTTGCAGATGGCAAATTATATAAAATACCACAATCAAAACTTGATGATGACTCAGAGTGGGAAACTTTAACTCCAACGTTAGTAGGTAGTGTCGGCGATTACGATACTACCTTTTTTTCTTTTGATAAAAAAGTTTATCTACTAAATGGACATAAGTATTATTCATACGATGGTACAACACTAGCAGAGGTAGATGGATATGTACCACTTGTATATGTAAACACACCACCAGCAGGTGGAGGTACTGAATATGATCCAATAAACTTACTAACTGGAAAGAAACACATGACCTTCAATGCAGATGGTACATCATCTTTATACCAACTAGCAGAAAAAGGTATAGATAGTGTAGACAAGGTTATCGTAAATGGAACTGAGTTATCTACTGGATATACAGTAAATGCAACAAATGGAACAGTAACTTTTGATAATATCCCTACTGCTGGTACGGACAATGTAGAAATATACTGGACTAAAAACAACAATGGTAGAGGATACATTGAAGGTATGAAGGCAGGAATTGTCTATGGTGGAGACGTAGATACAAAAGTATTCTTATATGGAAGTTCTACTGAACCAAACAGACTACGTTATAGTGCAACTGCAAACGGTGCACCTAGCGTAGAATATTTCCCTGCTGTCAATCAAGTAGATGTCGGACCATCTAACTTTATGGTAACTGATTGTACAAGACAATACGATAGACTACTTGTTACTACAAATAGACCTGAAGCATATCAAATAGGAATAGACCTAATAAACGTAAATGGATATGAAACACCTAGCGTAGTAACACTACCACTAAACGAAGTACATGGTAATGTAGCTTTCGCACAAGGGCAAGTAATAAACAATGATCCAGTAACAATAGAAAACGGACAAATAATTAGATGGAAGTCAACTAATGTACGTGATGAACGTAATATGGAAGTTATCTCTGACAAAATAAGAGACGACTTAATTGCAATAGATTTAAAGTATTCAAAGACTTGCGATTTCCAGGATAGAAACCAATTATGGTTATCTTATGGAAACAAGATATACATATATAACTATTTCAATAAAACATATTCAAGATTGATACTACCAATAGATGTTGACTTATTGCAGGTAGTTGGAAGAAATATGTATGTTACAAGCGTTGAAGGTGCACTATATAAGTTTGATAACAACTATCAAGAGTTTGATGATGAACCAATAAGTGCTCATTGGGAGATGAACTTTTCTAACTTTGGACTACCATACCAACGCAAGACAATGAGAAAGCTATGGGTACTAATGCAACCACAAGCGTCAGCAAGTGCAGAGATAGGATATGTATCAAATAGAAATGAAGCACCACAAAAAAGAACAATATCATATAAGTTAACTTTCTTAGATGATGTTGATTTTAGTGATTTCACATTTAAAGTTTCAAGTGATCCACAACCTTTTAGGTTAAAAATAAAAGCAAAGAAATTCACAAACTTAAAGATAACAATCGACAACGATAATACAGATGACTGTACTATTCTAGAACTTGCTTTAAAACTAGAAGGAAATGGAGAAAGTAAATAGGAGGTAAATAATGGCTTTAACAAAATTAACGACAAACTTAAACAATATACAAGCGTTACACGATAGACCAAACGTTACAGATGGTTTAACAGCAGATGAACTAAAAGAGAGATTCGACAAAGCAGGAAATGATATTAAGTCTTACATAAACAATACATTAACAGAAGAACTAGATACAGCAATAGCAACAACATATTCTAAAGACGAAATAGATGGTATGATTTCAGGTTTAAGTAGCACTTATTACAACAAAACTCAAATTGATAATACAGTAGCAACATTACAACCAAAAATAACTTATGGTACTGGAACACCTAGTGGTGGTTCTAATGGCGACATTTATATTAAGTATTCTAGCTAGGAGGTAATATATGGCAAGTTATGGAGGAGAAACACAATACAGAGGCTATACATTACGACTAGACGCATGGGAAGACAGTTACAATGTTGAAACAAACGAAAGTGTAGTTAGATGGGACTTATACATAGTAAACGGGAACTCGAGGTTTGCAGGTGCTCTATTTAACTACGTTGTATACATAGATGGTTCTAAAAGAGCAGAATATAGTGGTTACGATGTAGATACAACAGATGTAGATTACTGGCAGGCTCATTACTTAACTGGTGGTAGTTATACAGTAGGACATAACGCAGACGGAACAAAATACATACACGTACAAGCTGAGTGCTCGGGTGGAGGATCATACGGACCAGGTTATGGTTCTTGTGGTGGAGATTTAACACTGACCACGATACCACGAGCAGCAAAGATTGATTCCTTTAGTGGTAATGATATAGATACGGACTTCACAGTAGGATATACAAAGTACGTAAACGATTGGAGTTATTACTTAACTGTATCAATATCAGGAGGTGCACAACTAGATAGAGTTTTATATAACACAAGTGGGGCAGTATATAGACTACCTGATAGTGCAAAAGATACAATTTACAACACAGTAGGTAATAGCGACACAGTAGATTTAACAGTAAAGATAGAAACATATAATGGTGGTACGAGTATCGGAGAAAGTACAACCTTAACAAACACGTGCAACATCAATAGAAATGTATGGCTCAACGTAAATGGTGCATGGAAAAGGGGTATACCACACGTCAACGTAAATGGTGAGTGGAAAAAGGGAATACCTTATATAAAAATTAATGGAGAATGGAAGAAGGCGATTTAATTGAATTATGAACAGGAATTAAATAATTTAAGAAATGCACAAAAGAACGCTGCAATTTCTGACTTACAAGCAACAAGAGACACTTCTTTATCTAACTTACAAGCAGAAGAAGCAAAGATAAGACCTGAATATGCAGCACAACGTAGTACAGCAAATGCAAATAATAGAGTAGCAGCTAGAAACTTTCAAGAATATCTAGCAAATACAGGACGTGCAAATAGTGGAATAGGTGCACAATACGAAATGAGTAGACAAAACTCATTACAAAATGGCTTAAATGCAATTAATGCAGCAGAGGCACAAAGTCTAGCAGATATAGCAAGACGTAGAAGCGATGTACAAAACGCTTACAATACTGGCTTAGCTAGTGCAAACGCAACAGTAGAAGCTAACTATATTCAAAACTTACTAGACCAACAACAGAAACAATGGGAAAGAGATTTCCAACAAAAACAATTTGATGAACAAGTAAGACAATATAATCAAAATAGACAGGATCAATTAAATAGAGCTTTTAGCTCGGGTGGTGGTAGCAGTAGTAGAAAAACTACTAGCAATGGTAATGAAGAAACAACAAGTCAAGAACAGGCACAAAGTAATGATTATCAAGTAAAAGCAGTAAGTTCACCTGCTTCATTTAGTTCAAAGACTGCTATGAAATATTACTTAAATAATATTCAAGGAATAACTAGCAGACAAGAACTTGACAACGCAATAAAGATGGGACTATCAGCAGGACTTATGAACAAAGATGACGCAAATAGAATATATAAAACTTTTGGAATATAAAGGAGGTGCAATATGGCAAAAAACAAAAAGATGACAGATGATGAAATTGAAGCCTATATAAAATCAAAACAAGTGTCATCAGAAGACTATAAAGCACCAACAGTTAAAGTAGGTGGTTTAAGAGAACCATATACTACAACCGATAATACAGTAACTAGAATAAACCCAAACACAAGTAATATGGTTAGTAAACCAAAGGTAACTGTAACTGAAACGTTAACAATGCCTGGTTTTACTACAAAACAACAAGCAGATAAAAACTATCAAGATAAGTTATCTATATTTAACAGAGCTTCTGAAGATTATGATAAAAAGAGAATCGAAGAACTTAATAAAAAGAATATAGACTTAACTAGAAAACTAGATTATCAAGACTTCAAAAACAATATCAAAGATGGAGTTGTAAATAAGAAGTCAGTATGGGAAAAGGAAAGAGAATACGAAGCATTTGAACCTGAACTAGATAAATTAACAGAGCAAGAAAGACAAGCAAAGAGTGCAGCGAAGAACGATTTAAAACTAGCGAAGTATCAAAAGAACGTAGCAGAGGTAGAAGATGAAGATGTTGGTTTACTAGATCAAATCACTTCTCCTTTTTTATCAGGTATTGGAGACGTATTCAGTACACTAACTGATGATAATAGATATACTGATCCAGTTAGTGGAGAAACAATGTACTTGCCTAGTAAAAATGACCTTAAATATCAAAAAGTACGTGATAGTTATGGAGATGGCTTCTTAGGTAACTTAGCACGTTTTGGTGGAGATGTAACACACGAACTAGGAAAACAAGCTGGAACACAAGCCTTAAATGCAGTAACAGGTGGAAAAGGTGGAAGTGCATTATACTTCTCTGATATAGTAGCAGACCAATATAAACAAAACATAAATGAAGGATACGACCAAACTAAATCACTTGGAGACGCAATTACAAAAGGTGCTTCTAACTACATTAAGCAAAAGATTATCGGAGGTTTAGGAGGAAAACTAACAGGTGGAGACGCTTCATGGTTAGAGAATAAACTAACTGATACTTTCTCTAAAGCAGTAAGTAACCCTAGAGTATTAAGTACACTAACAAGTTTAGGTTCTGAAGCATTAGATGAATTTACAGATACTTATGTAGAAGCAGGAATAGACGCAGCCATCTTAGGAAAAGACTTCAAAGCTGATGAATTATTCTTAGACGCATTATATAGTGGTGCGATAGGTGGTGCAACAGGTGCAGCAAATGGTTTCGTAAATGTTAGTCCTGAGGCACGACAAGCTATTTTAAATAAACAACAAACTAATCAAAATGTAGAAACAAAACCTCAAAATAATAACAGTTTAGAAAGTCAATTAGAGCGTCAAGGTGCTAAAATATTAGAAGAAACAAATAGAGACATAGATAGTGCGAAACAAATTATAGAAGATTACTTAGAAGACAGTGGAATAACAAACCCAACTAAACAAGATATGATGAACGCTTTTGGTTGGTATGACGAGTATGACGCAGCTTTAGATATGAGCGATCTACAAAGAGCAGAAAGAATATATGGTTATGCTGCTGATGAATTATTACAAGAAAAATATAACAAGCCTACTACACAAACAGAAACACCTAATTTAGACATAAAACCACAAGAGAATATAAATACTCAAACTTACACACAACAAACGCAAAATGACCTAAAAAGTGGCAATAACGAGGAGATAACAGTTAAGACACCAAACGTTAGAACAGATGAGGATATTAGTAGTAGAAAAGTAAACGCTTATCAATATGATAACCCAGCAGTAAAACCATTTTATAAAGACGCAGCATTAGACTTACAAGACGCTTTATATAACTATACGACTAAAGGAGAAAGAACTATGCGTCCTGATGGTACATGGACAGGTACTAAGTTCTCATCAACTCCTGAAATAACTGAACTACATCAAGACTACAAAATGAGTTATGATGACATCAAGAGAGGTTTAAATGGAATCATCAAAGACGAAGGAGAAGAAAACAATTCTGCTTCTAAAAAGATAGAAGTAGTAATTGATAAAATGCTTAAAGAAGGTTATAGATCACAATTTGATGAACTAACAAATAAACCTAATCAAGAATACATTGATACTCTAGCAGGTAAATTAAATCAACAAGAAGATAATGATTTATCATGGATAGATGAAGCCGAAGAAAACTATAAGAGAAAATTACAAGAAAACCTAGCAGAACGTAAAAACGATGATGTGTTAACAATAAAAGATGAAACAAATAATATAGTTAATAAGTTTAACGAAGCAAAAAAAGGCGATGTATTTTCTAAAGTAGAGCAAGAGCAAGGTAGACCAATAAGGCAGGGAATTAAAACAATAACAACAGCAACAGGGACTACACAACTTGTCTCTGATATGGACGGTTCTGTAATTACTTATGAACCATTGTCTAATCAAAAAACTCTTGACGCTGCACGTCAAAGAAGCAAAGACAAATCATTAAAACAAAGATATAAAGAAAATTTAGATTTTATAAAAAGTGATAAAAGAGTAACTGCTGATAGGATAGCAGATATTGATACATTGTTAGTAGACTTACAAAAGAATTTCAACAATAGTGAAAACATAGATATGTTTTTAGACTTAGCACAACAAGCAGCAACATTACGTACAACTGACGCACAAGCATTACAATTTATGGGTGTAATTAAAAAGTTAAACCCTGAAACACAACTTGATACATTAATAAAATTAGTAAACAACTCACAACAAAAAGGTGAAAAAACTTTTGAAGGTGTTGAGTTAAACAATGATTTAGTACAAAAAGCATTAGAATCTAAAGACAACAAAGTTGAGTTTGATAAAGCTATGGATAACCTATTAGATGATATAGCTCAACAAATGCACGTAGGCTTCTTAGAAAGATTAAATGCGTTTAGATTTTTATCAATGCTAGGTAACTTTAAAACCCATCTTAGAAATATGCTAGGTAATGGTGCGATGTATGAAATGCAAAGTTTCAAAGATACGTTAGGTTCTATTGGAGAGTCAGGATACGACACCGTTGCAAAAGCACTTGGTGGTAAAGGTTTAAAAGAAAGAACAAAAGCAACTTTTGGTTCATTAAGAGCGAGTAAAGAAGTAAGAAACTTCGTTAATAATAAAGTAGACCAATTTTTTGAAACACAAGACAACAATAGCAAATATAATGAATCAAAAAATGGTATGTTAAACAAAATAAAAAGTAAGAGAAAAATGTTTACTGAGGTAACACCTATTGGTAAAGCATTAAATAAACTAGCAACATTAAATGGTAGAGCTTTAGATATAGAAGATAAATGGTTCTCAAATGCTATGACTAAAAAAGCTATGAAGTCATTTTTAGTAGCAAATGGGATAAAGACTAACGCAGATATAGAAGCACACCCTGAATTAATAGGTAGAGCGTTAGACTATGCTGTATTTAAAGGACAAGAAGCAACATACCATCAAGATAGTAAAACAGCAACAGCAATAAATAATTTAAAAGAAACATTAAAAACAGGTAGTGGTTTTTCTAAACTTGGTGGGTTAGCAGTAGAAGCAACAATGCCTTTTGTTAAAACTCCAGTTAATATTGCAAAAACATCTTTAGAATATACTCCACTTTTAGGAACGTTAGATTTAAACACTCAATTAAAAAATGCACCACAAGAATTAAAAGGTGCAGTAATAATAGACAACATTTCAAAACAATTTACAGGTTTAGCTTTATTGGGTGTTGGTATGGCACTAGCAAATAGTGGCGTTATAAAAATCAAAGGCTCAGGTGAGGGTGATAAAGAAGACGAAATAGAAAGTGATTTAGGATATTCTAATTACACAATCAACACAGGAAAAGATACTTATGATTTATCTTGGTTAGCGCCAACAGCAGTCCCTTTATTTGAGGGGGTTGAATTATTTAATAAATTTGGTAAGGATAAAGATGTAGATGTTAACAATTTAATAGATACACTTTTCGGTGCACTTGATCCTGTAACTGATATGAGTGTATTACAATCATTTGAAAGATTAATAACAGCATTATCAACTGGACAAGGAAACCTTATCAAAGAAGCAGGTTCACAAACGTTTTCAAGTTATCTATCTCAATATATACCAACATTGTTAAGTCAACTTGCTCAAACAACAGATGAAGATAAAAGAGATACAAACACAAGTAATTCAGTTCTTGGTAAAACTTGGGACTCAATTAAATATAAAATACCAGGTTTAAGGCAAACACTTCCTGAAAGCGTTGATATATGGGGAGAAACCAACAAGAACGCTAGTGATGTATTGCAAAGAGCACTTGAATCATTTTTCTCTCCTGCAAATAGAAAAGACTATAAAGTTGATGATACAACAAGAGCATTAGAAGAATTAGCAAGAGAAACAGGCAATACAGGAGTTCTACCAACAAAGAGAAATAAATCAATAACTATCAATAAAGAAAAAGTAAAACTTGAAGGTAAAGAATTTACTGATTATAAGAAAGCGTATGGTAAAACAGCAAAGAAACAAATTGATGATTTATTAAATAGTGAAGAATATAA